GGATTTACAACCTTTGGATCAATCATGCCCTGATTGTCCACATAGGCTTCGGTAGGAGAAATTCGTGACCCGACTTTTCGTTTTTCGTTTTCCTGCAACTCTCTTTCGGCGTTGATCTTCAAACCAACCATCGCCATTATTGCAGGATAAAGGCAGGGTTGCGAACCTAGACCTCCGGGTTCTGGAAGTATACCCTTGTCATAGGCACTGTAGGCGATGCTTACTTCATTCCACCAAAAACCGCCATCTTCCTTGATCGGATAGAGCGGGCATATGTCATCCCACTCTCCGTTGGCATGTTTCCAGTACCGGCCCTTGCTGCTGCTTACGCCGCATCCTCGTTCTCTTTGCTGCCGCTCGTCACAGCTTTTACAAGACCATCCAGAGAAGGCGGGTCTGAGGGTTGCCGCAACAGCCCTTCCAACTTTTTTTCGAGTTCGCTGGTCACTCCATTGATACGCAGGATTTCACCGGCAAGTTCGCGCACCACGTCGATATGCAGCATGTTGAGCGATTTTTCCGAAACAACCTTGCGTGGCTGTCCTGTTTCAGAAACGCCGGGAACAATTTCAAACGGAATTTGGTTGCCGTTTTCGTCGAGATAGTTTTCCCATCCGAGTAGGGCGCGTTTCACACACTCGTACATGCGCAATGTGTTCTGGTTTTTCATTCGCATGTTGCCTTCTCTGGTCTGCTCGATATTGCCGAGAAGGTCCGAAAGGAAAATCTTGTCGCTGTGGGCAAGGTTTCCGAGAATAAAGACAGTGGGTTCACCTGCTTCGTTGCGAACGGCGATTTCTACAGCCATGCGCTCCTGTTCGCCGATTTTATTGCCACCAATAGCGGCAAGACGTTTTTCGACCTCTGCTGAAATATTGTCAGGATGTGCAGGGTCATCCTTGAGAATGTAACGATGGCGCTCGGCCATCGAAAGTCCGCGAACTGCCATAAGTGCTTCCTTTCCCGATGCTGCTATGGCGTTTCCTTGTCGGCTTGTAGCTTTATGACCTCTGCTCCTTCATAGCGAGCCGCGATTGTTTCGGCTGCCAGACGAGTGAGCTTCACATCAACTACGACGACATACTCTACCCCATCTTCCCTGTATTGTCCAGTTCTTTGCCTGACAAGATAGACGGGTATTTTCATCGCTTGTAACCCGGTTATAAGAGAAAGGCGGCGCAATTCTGTGCGCCGCCTCGTTCCATCGTTGTACTACATCTCCGAAAACCGGTATCAGGTGATCGGGAAGGCGATTCTCAATTCGTCGTCGCCAAAAGGCGATACGGCGTTCAACCGAAAAGTTGGTTCCATAACCTGCGAACGGTTTCTGTCGGATAGGGAAATGCCGGTATAGGTAGTGTTGTCCATGTAGAACCTGACCATGTTGTTAAGCTGCGTTCCAACACGAAGATGAAGCGGTACTTCTTCGCCGCTTGAAAAGTCGCCCCACATGTTGGTGTATACTTCAAGCGTACCTTCGGGGTTGACGGTTGCAGTGGGCGAGCGACCGGAAACCTGAGAGCCGGAGTACCCGTCTGCGGCATTCATGCACAAGCGTTCGTTGATTTCGTTCGCATATGTGATCGTAAAGCTTTCGGCACAGAAATCCGAATCTCCACGAATCGACATTTGCGCCAATTCCACTTTTGGCGGACGCGACAGTTCGTACCGCAAGTTCGGAGGAAGCGGCTGTTGCTCAGGCGGGTTATAGTTTCCGGTAAACTCGAATTGCGCAGAACCGTATTCTCCTGCGGTTCCGTTGAAGGTAACGGTGCCGAGAGCCGCAGTGCAGCGATACATTTGCCCGTCGATATAGACATGAATTGTCATCGTCGGCGTTTCTTCGCTGTCCGAGGTCGGGCGATACATGTACCCGGTTTCGTAAAGCTGGACAATCCACATCTGACCCTTTACGAGGCTTCCGGTCCACGTCATTGTCAACTGCGCGCCGGAATCTCCGAGAGGAATCTGTGTAGTGCCCGAGGTGACGGTAACAGGTGCCGCATTGCTGGCAAACGTCACAGTCACGACGTTGCTCGAAGCTGATGCAACCAACAAGGGATGCGGGTTGATCAACGCGGCAAGAGCCGTTGCAACGGCCTGATCCGGGTTGGGATCGCCTGCCATCGCCGCTGTCACACGAAGGCGGAACACATTACCTCCAACTACTGCGTAAAGCGTATCGCCCTCGGTGACGGTGCCGCCTACGGTAAAGGTGAGCGAAGTTTCGTTGGACATGTTCAGCGTCAGTGTAGTCTGCGCGTAGTAGTTTGTAACCGCTTCGTGCCTTGTATTCATCAGGACGGTGTTATCGGTGTCTGCCTGATTCCAGCGGAAAACCTGGACCTGAGCCGTTCCGGAAACACCGCCAGTAACAACTCTGAGGAGGTAGGAACCGAAGCGTTGCGTAGGTGCAGCAGTCTTTCCGAACGTAACACTCGGGCCATTGATCGTCCCTGCGATGATCGGGTTTTCGATCTGGTTGGCAGGACCAGCCGTGACAAGCGTTTCGCGCATCATGCAGCCGTTGAGCAGGGTGCCCAACTTGGGGCGAGTTGCAGAATTGCCGCTGCCCTTGATTTCATGCGTAAAGGAAACCTTCATTACTTTGCGACCAACCACAGCCGGAGTCGCCGAAAACGAAGGCCGGTAGATGTCGCGCTCAAGAAGCTGTGGTTCAAGGCCGATTTCGACGTTGCCGCAGAGAAATGCATCAACAAGCGGATCGGGTGCCGAATCGACACCGCGAACAGCTTCGGGTTTGACCAGTACCGCTGTACGTTCGATAAAAACACGAGGTCCGTTGCTCATGGTCGATTCCTTTCAATGGGTCAGCCGGGATCGCCTGCACGTCTGTAAGGATCGTGTCTGGCGTGTTCGTATTCAACTACAAAGACAACTGTGCCACCGGGGTAGGCATCCTTCGTGTTCAGGATGCGATGGGCGTTGCTGTCTTCTCTTATGTCGCGCAGATGAGGGTACTGATCGTGGTTTTCATGTAACGATAGAAAGGCAAACTGTATCAAGCCCAGATAATACTTGAATACATCCAGTTCATCAACCCCCTTGGGAGCGTTAAAGCGAAAATGAACAAATACAGGTAGCTCCTTTATTGTGCAACCGCCGTACATTTCTATGTTGTTTTCCGTACCCTCGTCCAGTGAAGCAAAAGGTGCACCTCTGTTATCGAGGTCTTCAATATCTCCGACATAGACTTTTTGCCACACCGGAACCGGAGGGTTTCCGTCTGTCATGTTTTCCAGAGTTGATTTCAACCCGTCGATTATCTGTTGTCTTAAAGTTCGACCGCGTACTGATGTTGTAATTGTGGTGGTCATGTGAAAGAACCTCCGCCTTTAACATAGGCATCATTCACAAGCGAAACGCCAAGATTGCTTATGACGATATTCCCCCATTCAGTTGCAAGCGAGGGTAACTGGTTGTTCCATGCGTTCTGCGCCCACCCCTTGTGCTTGCGAAGCTGCACCTGATCAAGCAGCAGATATAGTACGGAAACCTTGCCGGAAGCGGTTTTTCTTGCGATATACAACTGCCCGGTTCTTTTGGATTTGTATACGAAGCTGCCGAGCATCTTCCAACTGCGCGCACTAGGAAGTTTTGGTGTGCCGTCTGCCCGCAAACCATCGAACACAGGTACGGTAAGGTATTTCGAATTTACGGGGGTTATGGTTGAACCGCGATCTTGAGCTATGAGATACAAAGGAGCCGTTATATGACCCCTGAGATAGCGAATTCCGGTGCCGAACGCTTGCGCCCTTTTCCTTACCATTGCATACCCCCTTCCAGTCCTTTTTGGAAAGGAGCCGTCCTGATATGCGTTGTCCATCGCTTCATTTAGCGCATTTCTCAACGCTTCTCGCATCTGTCGCGCAATTACAGTCTGCAACTTGCGAGTAACAGGAGACCTCGAAAGGGCAGACATCAGACCTGACGCCTCGCGCCCCAGGTCAACGTCAAGAAGTCTGGCGCGGCGCGAAGCCATCAGAACCCCGTCAACGAACGCACATGAGGAGAAATCAGGCCGTGAACTTCACGGATAAACCCCGATCCTAGTATATCGAACGTCTTTCCGCCTGACTTGTCCTGATGGCGAGAAAAACCGATGGTTTCGTTTTTGGCGCGCGAGAACATGAAAGCCGCCTGCATTGCGCAGGCTTCGCGTATATCCTGACTGGCTAAAAAAAGGTCTGGATCGTTAGGGTCGGTTTCAAACCCTGCGTAATATTCTATTTTCAGTGCACGCGGCATTTGCGGAGCGTTATGCAATAACAAGGTTATAGAGTGGCTGTGCTCATCGACCGCGAAATCGGATGGTTCGAAAACCAGATTCGAATGTATGGCAGACAAAGGCTCGTAGGTAATGACGGGTCTTGGTGTCGAACGCAGCGGGCGTTCCCTTGTAAATATCTTTTGCAGGCGCCGCTCTGGTTGAATTTGCCAGTTTATATTGGAAATATCAACGAAATCCACATATTTTCCGTAGAGCCAATTCCTGCGGGTAAATGAAACTATCTTGGCCGTAACCTGCTCGATGAACCTGATGATTTCCTGATCGGAACCAGCATATTGCATTGCAACATTGGCATAGGTTTTCACGTCATCGACAGTGCAGAAACGCTTGGCCATGACTGACTTCTAGATTTTTCGGATGGTTCTACGACCGCGAGACTCGCCAGCGGGTATTCTTTTTCTCTCGGAAGAATCGGATGTAGTCTGCATTGCAACGCCGCGCTCTACCATAAAGATGGGCTTTTCCACTTCCTCGTCGTCCGAATCCGTTACAATCTCATGAAGTTCCTCGCAGAGACGAATGATGTTTTCGTCGTCAACAAAACGCGGCTTGCCGCGCTCGAAAGTGTAGGAACCCTTTCTCCTGTCCATCGGATGGACGACGGAATAGTTACGTCCGCGAACAAGAGTGATGGTTGCGCCTTTAGACATCGGTACAATCTCCGCAATGTGTGATGGTTAGGTTTGAAGTGGTCGAAAAGGATAACTGTAAATGCAGGGGCGACAACGCGCCCCTGCTTGTTATACGGTGTTATCAGGTCGGAACGTAGAGGCCGAGGTTGTCCACACGAACCACCTGATCTTCCTGTTCGAGCTTGACATCGAAACGCATCGTAACGACGATGATCAGGACACGTTCGCGGGTATCCTTGTCGTACTCGATCCGCATCTGCCGCTGCATACCCATGATGATGTTTTGCGGATCAATGAGAATTGCCTTGTCGTTCGGCATGTTCGGAACGCCGACCATAGGAACGCCGAAGGGCGAGAACGGACCCATGCCGCGACCAGTGCCACCGCCCTGACCGCCACCGACAAGAACCGTATCGCCAAGCGCCGTTTGCCGCATCGCAATCTGCAACATGTAGTCAAGCACCCGCGAATGCGAGGCATACATGCGGAAACGCGGCATCAGTCGCTTGAACTGCACAGGCACAGAATCGAGAACGGTTTTCATCAAAACCGCATCGAACGGGCCGCCTGCATTGTTCACCACGTTCGAAGATGCCTGACGAAGGATACCGTCACGAATTGACAGGAACGGGTCTGCCGAAGTCGTGTCGCCGTTGATAACGAGGTCTTCAATATCGATTCTGATACGCTCTGCAAGACGAGACAAAACCGTTTCCTCGAAACGGGTATTGTCGATCTGACCGCCTTCGATGTTGTCTTCCAGAACCTCGTAGGGAATATTTACCTCGGCAATCGCCTCGAAGGTATTAAGATCGATCTTGCTGGTAGTGACCTTGGTACGGTCGATACGCGGCAAGGCCCGCTCGCCGAAGTCGCCGCTGTTCGGCGAACTGATTGCGCCCTGATTGGCCACGCGAAGGGCGCGCTCGGCAAGATTAAGCTTGTTGATTACCATTTGCGGACGGTTCATGCGAACCATGCGCACTTCGGATAGCATGGGTGCGTCCTCCATCATGATTCGGAGGAACGTGTTCGATTGTTCGGGCTGCATGTACCCGCCGTTGAACAGATCGGCCAGAGCAATGTCGGC